CCGGTTAAGCGCCACCACCTCATTGCGCAGCTTCAAGATGGCAATGATCGGGTCGGGGTCCGCTTCCGATGAACCATACTTGAGCGGATTAACCGCCAGCGGATCGTTAAGCTCCGTCACCACTAGGAACTCGCCGTCCGTGGTCATGTAGTACCCGTCAACCCATAGCACATCGTTCGCCGTGCCAAGGTCGGGGTCTACGTTCTGCCGAAGTCCTGCGGTTGGATTGTAGAGGTACAGCCTGCCATCCGACGCAATGGCTATATCGTCGAAGCCATAGTCCAAGCTAACCGGCAGGCCGTCGCTGCCAACGTCGCCAATCACCGTCTCATTGCCGTTCGCATCTACTCGGCAAAAGCTTGAACCATTGACCGCGTACAGAATGCCCTTCCATACGATCTGGCCACGGCATACCCCCGATGTAACGCCCCACGCGCTAAGGCCATCAGCGGGGCGCAGGAAGCCGGTAGAAACCCCATTGTCCTTGGGCACGGCAAAGAAGTTCACCGGGTACGCTGTACGTAGAGCCGGTGTCGTATCCGCGTAAATGCCGCTAAGGATCGGGATTTGCGTCATGCGGATAGAGCCTGAAGTTGCGCGTTAGGTAAGCGCCTGTTGTAGTAGGCTATGCTGCGAATATGCGAGTTGCTTACGTTAACCGCCGCGCCGCTTGGGTCTGCGCCGATATTGAATTGCGTCAATGATACCGGCAAAGCGCCAGACGCATCAGTGACAACCGTGCCGCCATTGCGCGAGGCTGCGAAGTCATTCACCGCATACGCACTGGCAACCTTGTTCACAGTGCCAGCAGCACCATAAGCACCTAGCGACAAAGTGGCCTGCGCAACAGAGCCGGAATAGTAAACGGCGCGCATGGCACCGCCGCTATCGTTGTCAAAGTGGATGGAGTTCTGGGCGACAACGCCGTTAGACGCGGCTATATACGTGGCGAATTGATTTGGCGAAGCCCCATAGCTGGCAACAAACGTCCCCGCGCTGGAGTTGTACCAGCTAGAGAAGTTTGCCCCGGTCATGGTGGCAATGTCCGCGCTGCGAGCTACTGGCGATGCGGCGGTCGGGATGAAGCTAGTCGCAAACCCGCCAACCTCAAGTTGGGCAAACTGCACCAATCCGACCACGGTGCAAACCAGCACGCCCAAGATCGGGGTAAACGTCAACACCTGCCGATTAGGGTATGCGCCCGTGCCGACAACCGATGCAACAGCAGCGCCCGATAGCGTTACGGTTCCCGTGCCGTAGAAGCTAATCGTATGCGGAACCGCCGTCACCGAAACGTTTTGCGTCGGGAGTGCAACGCCGTCAATCGGGCTGTTCACCAACAGGTTTGTTCGCGCTTCCTCTATCAGCAAACCTCGCGGGGAAAGCGTGGCCGGGTCATAGTCAAAGCGAGGCGTATCAACCGCAACGGTCTGGATCAAGCCATCCTGCCCGACCCTAGTGGCAGCCGACGAACGGCCAAACGTCACGGCGCTGCTCAAGACAGGTTCTGTCAAAAAGTCCAGCGCCATTGACGGCAATGGCCTGTCAACCGTCCCCAAGCGTAGGTGCAGGCCAAGGTCCATTAGAAGCCCGACCCCGGCGTGATGATGATGCTGCCATCCGCTGCCGTCGCAATCGTGCGAAGGAGCTTAGGCCCCATGCCGGTATAAATGCGGATTTGCTGCCCCGGCAGAATCGGAAAGCCCGTTGAAGTCGTCGGAGCCGTGCCAGTGGGAACGGTTGCCTCGCTTTCGTAAGCGGTCAGCATAACATGCGTGCGAGCCGTGGCGCTGGTGTTTGTAAGGACAACGCAATCACGGTCCTTTGGCAGCACTACAGCGGCGGTTGCACTTGTCGCATTGCTTACGACAGTAGTAGATCCCCAAGCAGGGGTAAAGGGACGTTCCATCAACCGATCCTCCAGTCTGCACCCGTGCTGAAAACAGGCACCGTGTTAGCGCCGCCACCGGCCACCACAGAGTTGAACGTGGTCGCATTGGCATTCGATACCGTGGCCCTTGCTCCAGCCCCTGCCGTGGCCGCGCTGGGAAGGTCCGCAACCGTTACCGTAGTCACCTTGACGTAAGACGACACAGACAGCGAGGTGAACGCGGAAGAGAGATACGCCACTAGCGTAGTCAGCGAGAACTTGCGCGTATCGCCCTGGGACTGCGCATAGACCGGAACGCTATCGCCTGCACTAAGACTAGAGACCGATGAAAGCTGATTGATTGTTGACATGCTTAAAGCTCCAGAACGCCGTCATCGCCGGTAACAAGCCGATCCTTCGGCCCCGTGGTAAATACCTGATAGCCCCACCAGTAAGGCTTGTTCCCACCGCCCAGCGGCATCTTACGCGGCTGCACTTCGGAGGGCTGGGCATGAAGGTTCAGCAGTGCCTGATATGCCCGCACGAAGTTAGCCCGCGTGTCAGCCATCACCGTCTTGCCGAAGCTAGGCGCAATGCGCAGCGCGAGGCCGGTAACAATGGCCTCCCAAGCGCTATCTGGTGCCTCCGTTTCATCCGTAAGCTCGCCAGTGCCGGGGCCGGATGGAAGGGGGTAGCCAATGCGAATGCCGCGCGCGTTCCATTCCGCCATCATGCTATCAAGTCGGCGCATGGCGCTGGTCAGTTCCTCGGCAGTCGCGTCGTAATTATACGCGGCAAGGCCGATCTCTTCCATCGCACCGTCAATGAAGTCGCGGCGTGTGTAACCCATCAAACCCGCTCCGCAATGCGCTGCGCAAGCACCGCGTCAGCCGTGCGCGCGTTAAACCCAATGCCAAGCTCGCGCGCCTTCTGTTCCAGTTCGTCGCGGGTGGCAGGCGATACATCGTCAATGGCCTCCGGGGCAATCTCTTCATGCAGCGAGAGACGCCAGCCGTCCGCAAGCGCAGCCTTGAGCGCACCAGCGTCATCAATGCCGCGATAGTCAAACGTCAACCCGCCAGACGCACGGTGCGCGCCGGGGATGCGGTATACCATGGTCGGGAAGTCGCTCACTTCTTGCGAGCCTTCTTTGCTTTCTTGGCAACGTCCAAAGCGATGGCCACCGCTTGCTTTTGGGGCTTGCCTGCCATCATCTCTTTCTTGATGTTGGCTGATACGGTTTTAGGTCCGTAACCCTTCTTCATTGGCATTGCCTTATCTCCTAAGAAAGTGGGGCGACGTTAGGAGAACCGCCGCCCCACCCCACCTCTTACGGCTGGCCGAAGAGGATCACGCCGTTCATAGAGGGATTGGTATTCACCACCCCGTAAAGAACGTCGAGAGTGTAAAGGCTGGTGAAGGTCGAGTTATCGAACTTCTTGCCCATCACAACCTCAAGGCCCTGATCGGTCGTACCGCGCATGATGTCCACACCCTGACCATCCGGCACAGCGTAACGGCCCGGAAGCAGTTCGATGCTGTCCTTGAACCAGAACGGGTTCGCACCAGCCGCGTTGTCGTTCAGCCAGTTGATCGCCGCAGTGGCGCTGGTCGAAGCGACGTTGATGTTCTTGTATGCCGTTTCCGCAGCCGTAGGCGAGGAGTTGGCACCGATCATAGGCGGGCTGATCGTCATGGTCGTGCCGCTGTCAACCGAGATCACGCGGAAGGTACGAAGCAGGCCCGTGCTTTCCTTGGTGATCATGTGGACAGCTTCGATACCGGCAATCGTGAAGGTATCGCCAGCGACCACGCTAGTCGTGCTGGAAACCGTGACGGTCTGGTAACGGTTGTCAACGTTGTGACCGTTGGCGTCCACGTTGTCCGGAACGTAACGAACCTGCGCGCCGTTGGTTGCAATGGTGATGGAACCACCACCAGCCGCAGCCGGAATGCGCTTGCCTGCATCGATCTTGTACGTTTCGAAGCCTGCAACCATACCGACGAACGAACGCTCGTAAGCCGTGATGGTCTTGTTCGCCACAAGGTTTTGGCGACCCGCCAGATTGCCCGCAAGGCCGTTGTAATCGCGCGTAGTAAGCGCGAGGTAACGGTCGCCTTCCGGAACGCCCTGCTCGTTCATCATGCTTTCAGCGAGCGCGATGTCGTCATAGTCACCAGCAGCGCCAGTGATCGGAACGACAAGCGTGCCCTGAAGCGACACAACGTCACGCACCTTGGTGTTGATGTCCGAAGCGAGGCGCTGATAAGCAGCCTTGCCAAGACGACCTTCCTGAAGCGCATCGCGAAGTTCAAGAGCGTTCATGTTCCACGAAACGTTCTTCTTTTCGGTCAGGCGCGAGGGCACCGAAAGCTGTGTCACATCCTGCGGGGTAACTGCCGAACCGACGGTGCGCGTCTGGCTGTTCAGGATGTAGGGCATCGGGCGCCAGATCGTATCGTTGGCGCGCTCCATAAGCTGGCCATCGGTGCCGAACTTGGCAACATTGCGGGAAATCGTGAGAGCGTCATTGAAGCCCTCAAGGATGCTTTCGAACGCAACGCGCTCTTCCTTCGAGAAATTATTCGCCATGGGATGCTCCTCTGTCTGGCGAGAACGGAATAGGCTTTAAGCCCGGTTCAGAACTCGCCTATCAGGGAAGGCGGCAACCACTAGACTGCGCATTTATAGCCGCGCGAGGGCTGATAGGGCGGATGCTACCACACAACCGCCCTACATGCAACTACCGCCAGTAGCTGTCGTCGTTGGCGATGATGAGGCAGGTGATGCTCATGATTGCGAGCCAGAGCGTTGTCATGCTGCTACGCCTAGCTCTTTGGCAAGCTTTGGCCAGAATGAAACTGACCGCGAAATTGAATTGCGCCAGAATTGGCTGTTCACCGTGCTGCGGACTGTCTCATATCCAACTTGCTCATTTGGCTCGCCGGTTGGCCCATGCCAAAAATCCGCTTCGTATTCAACAAACGTGACGCTGCCATCCTTCCACTTCCGAAGGACGCGAAACGGTTTCTTGTCAGGATGCAGCCTCAAGCCGCGCGGCTCCGCTTGTAAGCCATCACCTTGGAAAAGTCCCCGGTCTTGGCGGCTTCCTCGCGCAGCCGTTCCAGCGTGTTGTCCGTGCTGACAACGCCAGTGCCAGACGGCACGCTAACCGAACGCTCCGGAGAAACGGCAGGCTTGCGGGTTGCTTTCACGCTCATTTCCAATCGTACAGCTTCCGCCACGAACTCGGCGTAATCCTTAATCCCTGCCAGCGCAGCCGCCTTGGCCGGGTTTTTACCCAGCGCATAAACGAGCGTAGGCGCGTCCTTGGCCACCTTGATAAGCAGGCC